AAACCGGAAGGCAAAGTTACGTACCAGTGCATAAAATCTATGGCTGAATTAGAAGAAAATATTGATGGCTCTTTATCTATTAAAAAATTAATCCTTGAATAAAAAAGCATACGCATTTTTTCTTAAAAAGAATAGACCAAGAAATAAGGTTGCTCAACAATTAAGTGATGGACGTTATCAACCACGTGTGGTAAAGTCTAAGAAAGTATATAATAGAAAAAAATATGGTAAAAATACAGGCAGAGATAGTTAACGGTAAATGTCCAACATGTGATCAGCTAACAATGTTAGTTGGTTTAACTCCTGAATTATTTAGGTGTATGAATTGTGGTGGAGATTTAAGACAACACATTAATGGTAAGATAACTTATCTACCTATTATGAGTGCACGTGAAGATGGCGGCAAACATTTTGTTAAAGAGTGGACTATTGAGTAATGGGTAAAGCTAAAGGTTTATACGCAAAAGTAGCCCATGAGCCTATTTTTCATAAGACAAGTATAGGTAGAAACCCTAGTAAATGCAAAATGAATAAGCATAAACGCAGGGGTTTTAAAAAATATCGAGGCCAGGGAAAATAATACTTGACACTATTTTATGGGATATTATATTACCCATATGAAAGAACTAATAGAATATAATAAGAGTTTGTTAGAAGTTGCAAATCACAAATTAACACGTTTGATTGAAACTGATTATAACATAAATCATCCAGGTCCATACTTCGATATGGTTAACAAGCATCTTGATTACATAAACACAATTAAAGAAAGGATAAAACTATTAAATGAAAAAGCTAACAATAGTAAGTAAAGACGTTACCCATAAACAATGGTCTAATCTTGTATTAGAAATGAATCTAATTACAAAATCCTGGGCACCTTATGCAAAGTTAGAGCTACAGGGACCAGGGATCAAGAAAATTATAGCACATGGAACACGAAACTTTGACTCAAAAGTTATTGAAGAAGATTAATGGAACTAATAATTTTGAACGACAGCCTGTATCAATTGATTCCCGTCACCAAAGAAATGATGAAGGGGATAGTTTTAACAAGCGAAGTTGATTGTTTTGATTTGTGTGATATATTGAGGGAAGCCTTAACCGGTTATGCAGAGAGTATAAATCTACACGTCATGAATGATGGTAGTGGTTATCTCTTTGGCTGTATTTGTCGTTAAATAGTTTTGTCTGGAGTACAGGTAAATCGTATAAACATCTGATATTTATTGATATCTACAGGTCCAATCTCTTCCATTTTTCTCATAGATTCCGCGTAACCAAACATAAGACAATCGTATTGAGTGTCAAATCTATCCGGCCATTGGTATGGCTGCATGCAAGTGTTGCCTACTTGTGAACAAATAATTAAAGCGAGTATTATTTTCATTGACACCTATTGTATATTGTGAGATAAATCCCATATGAAATTAATCAAAGAAAGGAGTATATCACAATGACGGATATAACTAAATATAAAAACGTATCATTGAGTCATAAAACATATGACACTATCGACAAGATTCGTAAAGTAATACAACCAGACACAGTGCTAAGTAGATCACAAACTATAAGTATTTTAGTAAATGAGAAAGCGAGGAAACTGAATGGCAAAATCAAAGAAAAATAAAATAATCTGTCCAACTTGTAAGGGAAATGGGTATGTTAGGATCCCCTACAAGTTGGCTAGAGAAGAAATAACTGCCCAGTGTGGTGTATGTGATTCGGAAGGAGAGATAGATGCAGGTCAAGTTGATGATGTTATTATTGATTCTGATGGTATCCACAGGTTGCAGTAAATATGATTTTGATGGTTTTAATCCAACCACGACAGCATTAAAATGGATTATGAAAGGAGGAAATAATGACTGATAAAGGACCAAACGATCTTGAAGAAACTATTAATCAATTAAACAAACAAAAAGAATTTCTTCAGTTTCAATGTCGAAAAGCAGGTAGAGCTATCATTGAACTTAATATTAAGAATGAAGAATTGATTAAAGAAATTGATAGATTGTCAGAAGAAAGAGATAACTTTAAACGTATCTATGAGTCGAAATAAAAAACATATTAAGGGGGATGTAGCGGAGTTGATTGCTGCAGAGTTTTTCCTTAACAAAGGTTTTTATGTATTTAGAAATATGTCCCAACATGGTCCAGCAGATTTAACTGTCCTGGACAACGAGGGCAACGTAATATTAATTGATGTTAAAGCGGTATCATTACGCGAAAAGAATGGTTGGAAGGTTAATCGAATAGGCACAATGGAACAAGAGAGATTAGGTATACAATTATTATATGTTAACCTAGATACTAGAGAAGTATCAGAGCATGCTCCTCGTAAAGGAAGATATAAAAAGAATGTGGTTAACATGCAGGAGTATAAAAAGTGATTAAGTATTTATTAGAAAAGATATATCATTATTCAACAGCCTTGACTTCATGGTCATGGTTAAAATTATATGGGGATAGAAGGAAAGGTTATGGCTACAAAAAAAGAAAAATGGGACGGTAGAAGTAGACCGTCTGACGATAATTATCGTAAACGTTGGAACGATATCTTTGGTAAAAAGAAAACTAAGAATCCTTTTGACATAAAGGTAGATGAAGCTAATGGTGAATTAACAGAAGAAGAATTAAAGGAGATAGACGAACGTAATGGCTTTTAAATTTAATAAACTATACGACTATCCTAAGTCGATGAGATCATTGATTAATAACAAACGACACTATGAGGTGGGTGAAGAAAAACTACCAAGTGTTACGACTATATTATCCGCATGCCAGTCGGACGAGAAGAAGGCAAGTTTAGAGGCATGGCGACAGAGGTTAGGACCTAAGACCGCAGACATAGCGCGAGATCTAGCTGCCGAGCGTGGTACAGCCATGCACAGGTACCTCGAACACTATATTGACGGAACAGGGCACAAGGACCTGACTCCTCTTGGTGAACAGGCCGAGAAGATGGCAAAGCAGATTATAGAATCAGGGCTCAGGGACCTGGGAGAAGTATGGGGACAAGAAGTTACACTGTACTACCCTGGATTGTATGCAGGTGCGACCGATGTTGTAGGTATATTTGATGGCCAGCCGGCTATCATAGACTTCAAGCAATCAAATAAACCAAAGAGACGTGAATGGATTGAGGATTACTTTGAGCAGCTGGGAGCGTATTGCATGGCCCATAATTATGTTTATGGTACCAAGATACAGTCTGGAATCATTCTAATGTGTACTAAAGATTTTCTGTTTCAGAAGTTTGAGGTGTCTGGACGTGAATTCGTACGCTATCAACACGCATTCTTGAAGAAAGTAGACCAATATCATAAGAATTGTACCCAAGCAAAAGAGGGTCAAGATACAAAAAATGATGAAAAAGTATAGAGAATTATACCATAATTGAGCAATCATGCTTTTGTATACCATTTTCTGTATAAAATTTAAAAAAGTTTTTTTATTTTTTTTAAAACCGGTTACAATTGGTACAAATGTTAGAATTGTTATATACCAACACTTATTCGCTGAAATTTGTATCCTGAGTCAGGTTACAATTGGATACAAAAGATACAATTTTATAAAAAACATAGTAATACCAACGATTTAAGGGACGCGCGCACATGATTTGCATTTTTAAATTTAAAAATATCTGGAGAAGGAGTATACAGAACCGATGAGAAGACCAAAGAAATCCAAATACAGACATGTAGTAATTAAGAATAAAAAATATTATTTTTATTCTATCACGTGGTTGGACATCACGGGTGATAGCGGGCACGCTACGTCAGAAGATTTTATAAAGTTTAAACCTAGCACGATGGTAACTCAAGCTTACTTATTTAGTAAAGATAAAAAGAATATTAAAACGTTTGCATCCTACGAAGAAGGCGACGAGTTGTTTTCAGATCGTAATGTATTTCCTAGAGGATGTGTTGTTAAAATGGAGAAGATTAATCTGTAGATTCTTCTGTATATTCACCTTCAATTAATTTCTTAGCAGCCAATCTTTCTTTGTTTATTTGTTTGAGTCTTTCAATATCTGCTAGCTTTTCATCTCTAGCCATTTTGTTAACATCTATGTTGTAGTTGGTATGGGAAAACATTCCTGTTGCTTTACCCTTAATGTTAAGCAGCGGTGCTATGCCTTTGATTGCACTTTCTGTATTGAATTGATCTAATTTATTGTGGGCTAGAGCAATATCTTTAATGTATGAGCCATGACTTACCTTGTAGGCTCTATTAACTTCGTTATTCTTTTGTTGGTAATATGCTAAAACTTTTGGATTCTTCATCAGTTTGTATGCCATTTCATCGGCACACTTATCTGAATATCCTGCTTGAAGTGCTGCTTCTCGTCTAGTGGTTCTACCCTCATGATATATTAGAAAGTCTACAAATCTTCTTTGCATTTCTGTGACCAATATAGGTTTAAGTGGATCAACCTTTCTTTTGACAAGA